CCTATTCCTCCTCCAAAAGAAGAAAGAAAAGCATTTTCTACATAATGTTCGGTAATACCCTCACGACTATCATCTATGTAATTTAAGAAACAACTAATTGGAAGACCGCGTTCGGTACCTCCATTTGATAAAATAGGAGTTGCAAACATAAACCATAGATTACTAACGTAATCATATAGCCTCTGTGCGTGAGCGTCATCATCTGCAAATGCAGTAGCAGCCCTAGCAAAAGCTTCTTGGGGAGACTGTTCGTGTCCCACCATATATCTGTCTTGCAAAGTTATCTTTGCGAAATCATCTAATAAAGAATCTTTACTATAATCTATCTTCACTTATGTACTCCTCTACGTTGTTAATTATTTCTTCGCTATTCCCTAAAACTTGAGCATCAACATCATATGATAAATCCATGAGTTCTATATTTAAGCTAAGTTGCTCACTTCCAAACTCATTAAGGTTTTGCATATGTTTATATCTGCTATCAATAGGCAGACTAGCCATAATATCAAAAATATCTCCGTATTCTTGTATTAGACCAGTTGCTCTTTTAGGGCCGATTCCATTAACACCTGGAACATTATCTCCTTTATCTCCTGTTAAGCATTTAAAAGTTAAAAAATACTCAGGGTCAAAATCATAGTGTTCATCCCAATTTTCTAATGTTGTTTCTTTTCTCGTTACTGTTGAGAACCGTGAAATGTTCTCATCAATTAATAAGTCCCAGTCCTTATCAGAAGATATTAACCAAATATTTTCTAGACCAAGATGTTCCCGCTTTGAACATATTAAAGCGGCGATATCATCTGCTTCTACACCATGATATCTTAATGTTAAATGTCCTGATTTTTCAAGCATTTTTAAAGTATTTGCAAATTCAGCCATAAATTGCTCAAACTCTGCAGCCTCTTCAGGCGTTTGATCTGCGTACCGTTCTTTACGATTCGCTTTATATAGGGGATATAATTCTTTTCTTTTATGACTTCCGCCATCTCCGAGAATAACTATTTCTCCACAGTTGTAAGATTTTGCTAGACTTTCGACTGTTCTTACATATTCAGTCTTATATTTGAGTTTGCCTTGATGTTTCCATCGGAAAGCCACGTTGAGTCCATCAACGATTAATAAGTTCCCATTCGGGGTCAGCTTTCCAAGGCTCGTAAATTCTATTGCCATTTGTAAATTCCATTGTTTCTTTCTCTAACCATTGTTCTGCTGTCATAATATATGCACCGAGCCATGATATATGCACATACTTCTTATAGAATAGAGGTTTTCTTGTTGTTGCTACGAAAAATTGTTCATGATTTTTCTTCCAAAATAATAAGGGTTCAAGACTATTGTCTTCTGCTTGCCTTATTAATTTGTTCCACCATTGAACAAGATTATTACTTTTTTGTGTGAATATTTTTGAACCGAAAGGATTGTCTTTATAGAACTTTACTTCAATAAGAAAAACGTTCTTATGATGTTCTAGGTACAAATCTCCCTTCACTTTTCCACTCCCTGAACCAGGGACTTGAGTGAATGGCAACCCTGTATGTCGGGTTAACATGTTTAGTACTTGTAATTCTCCTGTACGACCTTTCTGTCGTGCATTAACCACTTTTTTCCAAGTAGTCCAGCATATCTTGAACTGTGTGTAAGTTTTCGGCTACCTCATCTGGTATTTCGCACTCAAACTCTTCTTCTATCATCATCACTAATTCTACTGTATCTAGAGAATCCGCGCCTAAGTCATCTATAAATGACATATTATTGTTAATATCTGCGTGATCCATTCCTAAATGCATTGATATAATTTTTTTTAATTGTTCTTCCATTATTCTGTTCCTTCAATTTCGTTTAAATATTCGCTTTGCCTAATTTTTGCTTTATCTATTAGCGGGAGAGCTGCAAATGCACAGGCTGGGCACTTCTCTCCTACTGGTATGTATCGTGGGTATGCCATCTGTGGGCACTCATGATACCAAAAGGTATCTCCATCTTTCATTGTTCTAAACTACTTATATTCTCCGTCTTTACTATTTCTATTTTCTCTAAGAGAGGATGAGTCCACCCATGAGAGACTAGATATGTATTTAGATTCTCTTCCTTTAAAAGGATTTCTACCACTTTCTCTTTTCCTGCTTCATCTAAGGCTTGATTAACCTCGTCCAAGAAAAGAACATTTATCTGACTTCTACTTATAGAAGTCATCAATTTTCTAATTGCTACAAGTGTAGCAATATTAACTCTAGCAAGTTCACCGCTAGAAAGAGCCAAAATATCAATAATATTCCCATTATCAGATACTTCAACATTTAATTTATCATTCTCTACTACAAAATTAATAGAGAATCTCCCGTCACTAAACTCCGCCAAATACTCATTCGTTAATACCTCTAATTCTTTGACGAGGGATTCGATCTTGTATGCGAGGAGTCCATTAGTTGAAAATGATTTTTTAAGAATCTCAAGTATTGATAACTTACTTTCAGCAGAGCTGAGCGCAGTTGTAATGGAAAATAACTCTTTTTCAAATGATTCAGTTTGTTCCTGAATAATATCAATTCTGGTGTTATGTCTTTCTCTTGATTGGTTTTCATTTATGACTTCCTCCAATCTTTCCCGAGCCGTTTCCACTTTGTCTTGTACTTCTCGTATTTGATTTTCCACTTGTGCTTTATCATATACTCTTGTAGGGAGTCCAGAGTCCACACTCCTGTAAAGTTGTTCCCAGTTTTTGATTCCTCGGGCTGCCGTCCTATATACTTTGTTTTCATCATTTATTTTCTCTAATTCTTTATTCCCCTGAGCCACGTTGGCTTCTAATGTTTCTACCTTCTTATCTAACTCTTGATAGTTATCAACAAGAAGATCTGTGTCTACTTTCTGTTCACAAGTAGGACAAGTACTCTCTCCTCTTTCAAGTAGGTCTAAGTATTTATCCTTTTCATTTTCGTACTGTATTACTTCTTGTTTAAGTCCACCTAGACTTTCTTGTAAATCTGCAGTATCTTGCATACTTGGATTACTTTCTAAATCTATACGAAATTCATCAATATTTATGGACTTCAGTTCTTCTAGCAAGTAATTATTATCGTTAATTTTTCGATTTTTCTCCGCCAGATTTTCAAATTGTAACTGTAACGAACGTAATAGCTTTTCATCACTTTCTTCCGTTTTTGGAAGTTTCATTATCGGTAGTATGTCTATAGAGTCCAATTTGTTGCCATCTAACCATTTTACGATTGTGTCTGTTTTTGCCTCATGGACTATAATCTGCTGTGATATATCTCGTACTGCATTTTTAAAAGTTTCAAAAAATGCCACATACTCGTCAAGTTTTAATAACTCAATTAAGAACTTTTTACGGTTTGTATCTGTTGCTGTCAAAAACTGTAGTGATGCGTTAGTATTTTGATAAACTAATTGTGTAAAAGTCTTAAAATCTATCCCTAATGTCTCCCCCAGAGTTCTATAGGTATTTGACGCAGTATGTGACGATATATCTTTTCCGTTTTTTGTGAGTTTACATTTCAATGCTTTTCTACGCATTACTGAAATGCAATACTCGTCGCCATCAACCATGAAATCGAGACTTATATTATAACCCTGATTCACATAGCGATTGGCAATATCTGCTTTTTTCACATTCTTGGAGTTTTTATTAAACATTACTTCTTCAAGTATGAGAGGGACTGATGATTTGCCCACTCCATTTGTTCCAACTAATTGTGTGAGAGTTGACGCAGCTAAGTCTATCTCATTGCCACTACCATAAGAGAAACAATTATCCCATTTCAACTTCTGTAGAATAATCACTAAATACTCCTATAATAGTTCTAATTTTATCATCATCTAATTGTAATATATCTTGTAGATATAGTACTAGTTCGTCAGAAATTGTCATCTCAGCAGTTAAATTTAGTCGTGCTTCCACTTGTCGTTTTACTACTTTCTTGTCTAACAATTCTGAATTTTTTACTAAGGCTAAATCTTGAACATCTCCTTCAATCTCGTAAATTGTATGATTATATGGTGTTTGTACCATATCATCAGGGTTATCTACTGTCTTTCGGATAAGTTGGGGTAACTTGAATTCATGCCATTCCCAACTCCAGTCAGATTCATCAATTAGTAAGGCACCCGTTTGGACTTGATTTCTATGAAAAGAAGTCGTCATTGGACTGCCTGGATAGACTATGTTTCTTTGAGTATTGTTATGCGCGTGTAAATCACCAGCAAAAACAGTATCAAATTTATTAAATCTATCTAAGTCTACTTCGGGCATTACATGGGGTGGTATCTCTCCACGAACATGTGTAAATAATATTGGAGCTTTAATCATTTCTATACTTCTTTTTCTATGCAAATCTGCATAAGGAAGTATAGCATAGTCTCCATACTCAGTAGTCTTATCAACGATTTCAACTAAAGGATTTAATTCATTCGTTGCTCTCTTAAGATTAGAGAAGAATGTTTTATTTTTTCTAGTTGCTTCATGATTTCCGTCATAAATTATAGTTGGTATCGTTATACCACTAATAAAGTCAAAGTATAAAGTTATCTCATCCATAGAGGGAACTCGATCAAACAAGTCCCCGCCTATGATATGCAAACTGCAGTCACTTTCTAACTGCTTTATCTGTTCAAAAAATAATTTATAGCGCGAACAAGCCCAAGCCATAGGGACATTTTTCTGCCCTAGCTTTAAGTGCCAGTCTGCTGTAAATAAGATCATGCTACGTAATCGTCTCCTGCTTGCCAGTTACATCCTGTTAGTCCGTCAGCTTTAAGAGCCTCTACAGTTCTGTAAAGTTCTTCATGACTTCTACCTGTATGTAGCGCATTAACTGATACATGTTGAATAACATTATCTGTATCTATAATAAAAGTAGCTCTATAAGGAACGTTCTCGTTTGAGACTATTCCAAGAATATTTGCTAATTCATTACCAGAATCTGCTGCAAGGATATGACTAATATCACTAATCATTTCGTTATCCTGTTTCCACGCAAGTTTACAATATTCGTTATCAGGACTAATTCCGACAACATTATCTACTATCCCTACTAAGTTATCGAATCCTTGAATTTCTGTAGGGCATATGAAGGTAAAGTCTTTTGGATAAAAGTAAATAATTGACCATTGATTGTATAAATCTTCATAGTCAAAGTCAATTATTTCATTTTCCTGATTAACTGCCTGCATATAAAATTCAGGGAACTCTTCGCCTACGCCAATCATTTTATATCAAATTCATTCGATACTTCTTCAGTAGCATTTTGAGAGTTTTGCACTCTTTTTAAAAGTTCTAACTGAGCGTCTGGAGTAGGTCTTGGTAAGACGTCATCCATTGACTTAAGTTCGGCAACTAATTCTTGTTCCCAATCTTCTAACGCTCTTGGTTTGCATTTAAGTACTTGTAATTGGTACTCAACATTAAACACCTGAGGTCCAGTCTTGATTCTTTTAAAGAAAATATCCCAACCCGCTGTGTAATCAGTAGGGTCACCTAAATCTTCCATGGCTACTAAGATTTGGTCAAAGAGTTTTCTTTTTAAATTTAAAACTTTCATTGATTTATCGCCGTAGTCAATGCATTGAGCTGCATAAGCCCAGCCGCATTTTAGATCAGGGTAAAAATCTCGAACATGATCATGTTCGACATTGTTAAAGGTCTCGCTATTTCTGTCAAAAGACAAACATTCCATGGGAATATTTTTATTGTTTTCGCCTTTTATCCAGTACACATAACGAGGAAGAAGGTCACCTACTATTCTTAAGTGGTGGTCTTCTCTGTTTGAAAAATTGTATGTTTCAATTTTGTTTTTTTGGGCAGAGCCCTTTGTTGTGTTAAAGCCTATAGCCATCGTTTTTCTCCGATTGTGTCTCCTCAAATAAGAAGTGAATTTTATCCCCTCTCAATTCGAGCAGTCTGTTGTTATTAATAATGTCCTCCGATACCGGAAGGTACAGGAGGTCTAATGTAGTGTCTCCTGATTGTTTGTACTCATGGTAGCTGCGAAATGACGCGACACCTGCATATTCGCAAACTTCTTTGTCACTATAAGTACGTCCTTTGGTGAGTAAGTCTTCTGCATTAAGTAGAAAACTAAAGCCACCGTAGTTTTGTTGATAGAATTTAAAAGTTCTATCGTGATAGTTTTTTGGGGTTATCTTGTATGTTATTATTCTAAGTATAGCTACAATGTCTATGACTTTTCCGTTGCTAGACCTTAAAATCTTTTCCCAATTATAAAATATCATAGATATTATAACAAAAAATTATCCATTTGTCAAGAACTATTTTTCTGAGGTTTTTTGCCCGCAGACTCAGCAACTTTTTTTGCATGGTCTGGGTCGATTGTAGGGTGAAGGTCAAGTTGTGCCATCTTTAGTACACTTCCACTAAATATATGGCTTCCGCAATGCATAAGTTCTACATGAGGCAAAGTAAATACTTTAAACCCTAGTTTATCTGCATTTTGACAAAACATATAATCCTCACTTAAATATCTATCTTGTTCATTAATTACACAGTCAAAATAAGCACAAATTCTTTCATCTGTCATAAATTCTGCCTCCCTTAAATGGTCTGGAGTGTACCAAAGTTCTGGGTGTTTATCTCCATACTTTTCAAAAACACTTCTTTCAATAAACATAAAACCTGTACCTGCTTCTTTCACTCTCACAGGTTCAAATACAGGAGCCCGTCCGTCAGGGTATTCTGTAGGATGTGGATTAAATACCATGTCTCCTGCAATTTGTTCTAGACTATCTGGTTCTTCATCAAACAGACCTGATTTGCAAGCCTTTACTATCTTTTCCCAAGCAATAACTTTTTTAGGATATAATGCAGTAAAGATTTTTAATTTATCTGGGTCTTCTGCTATAAGATGCATCATATATAGCGCATCTTGGGCTTTCCAAGCAATATCACTATCTATAAACCATAGATGAGTGCAATCACTTTTTAGAAAGTTAGCAACACAATAGTTTCTTGCTCTTGTAATTAAAGATTCATTAAACATGTAATATAGTTGTGCTGGTATTCCATGACTTGTCATCATAGAGATAGTATCCATCATTGATTTAGTGTACAATCCATGACACATACCACCATACATGGGAGTAGCAATCATAAACTTTAACTTTCTCATTTCTGGTAAGTTTAATGTAATTTGTTGAATTTGTGGTTCTTGGGTTGTCATAATATTTTTACTTTATATCCTTCTTTTATATAATACCCCATTCTAGCAGTTGCTTGTCTGGTGGCGGTTTTTCCTTTTAAATGAATATCTACGACTGTTGGTTGGATTTTTCCTTCCTTTTCCCGTACTATTCTTCCTATTAATTGTGTTAGTAATGGATCATTGTTTACAGGGGTTCCTAATACTAAACAGCTTAAATCATCTAATGATATTCCTTCTGAGAATATTGATTGAGTTCCAAAGAGAATATTTTTATCTCCTTTCATTTGTTTCATAGCTACATCTCTTTCTTCAAAGGGCATATCCCCTGTTATACAAATAGCTCGGTTTCCCACTAGTCTCGCACAAACTTTTAGAAATGCTACTCTATCTGAAACTACTAAAACCTTGTGTCCTAAAGCAGCGTATCTTGCTGCAATCATAGATACCGTATGAACGTATTCTTCATTATTAGCTAAATGATTAACTCTTTCAGCCCAAGGGGTATAAGAGCCATCTAGAAAACGTATGTCTGACTTAATAATATCAATTTTTGGTATCATATAGTTCTCTTTGGGTGGTTTTAGTACTGTATTCCCAAAGTAATCTCTAAAGACTACATGTCTTCCGTCTTTTCGTTCTAATGTTCCTGTCAGTCCAATCTTATATCTCGCGGGCATTTCATCTACTATTCTAGTAAAAGTAGGACTACTAACGTGATGCATCTCATCTAAAATCACAGTACCGAATCGTTGTTTTATGTCGTCCATTCGTCGGTACAAAGTTTGGATATTCCCAATAGTGATAGGACCTGAAGTATTAAACTCTCCACTACCTATCCTGCCTGGTGTAATTCCAAATGCTTTTTTTACTTCGCCTTCCCACTGATTTCTTAAGTTGGTCGTGTGCGTAACAACCAATGTTTTATTCCCGAGTTTTTTTGCGATGGATAAAGCCGTTATTGTCTTTCCCCAACTTACCCAAGCGTTAATTATAGTATTGTCAACTACTCGGTCATAGACCGCCTGCTGGCTCTCACGTAAAGTAAACGCAAATTCAGGAAATTCAACTGGACGAACAATCCTCTTATCGACTATATCGTAATTCTTTGGGATTAAATCCGTTCTTCCCATTGGTATAGAAACAATTCCTTCTCTTAAAGGTCTAATTGTTTTTATGATTATAGGAGGGTCTTGAGGCATACGCGGGGGTAACCGATAAGTTAGTTCTTCTTCAAGAACTGCTAACATATCAGCATTTCCTTCTATCTGTATTCTATTACTAAAGACTGCCTTCATCGTTGACTTCCTATATAGGCAAATATCATACATAACGCTATTAATGCTAAATATGCCATTATCTTGATAGTGTCTCTATGAAATCTAAATCATGGTCTAACCATTGGTTTCTTAAGACAGGTACATTATTATCCCATGGACTAGTCCACCCCGTTTTGTTTATTCTATTTCTAACATGCTCAGGGAGGTACTGTCTCATAACTTCTCTTACAAGAAACTTATTTGTTCCTCTAGAAAACTTTTTAGTTTGTCTAAATTTTATACTTCCTTTTATGTTTAATACATACTTAACAAAACTTTGAGTTAAAAAGGGTATTCTACTTTCCATTCCAAACATTCCACAAGTCTGATCTGTTGCAAGAATATTTTGTTCTGAAGTTAGTAATAAATCAATAAATAAACTATTACTAAGATGATCTTCTCCAAAAGCTCTACTAGGAAACCAAGGTCTCTTAGTTAAATCTTTGGTCATTCTCTCAGGCCACCCCTTTTCGAATCTCTCAGCATGGTGAAGATATCCAGTAAAAAGTTCATCTCCACTATCTCCAGTTAAAATTACTTTACAACCATGTTCTGCTGCAGTCTTTGCTAATAGATATCTTGGAGCTTGTCTATTTTTATCCGACCATGTATAATGTGTATTTGCTATCCACATTTTACTATAGTGTTCTCTTGAAGCTTGGTCTAAATTTACTACTGTAAGAGGTATTCCATACTCTTTACAAGTCCGTCTAGCCATGTACGCTTCATCGCCCATTTCTTTATAGGTATAATGTTTACCCCTTTCGGTACTATATCCACAACTAAAAACGTGCAAGTCTAACTCTGGAACATCTTTAAGTAGTGATAAGATTAATGTACTATCCATACCACCACTTAAAAATAATCCTGTCTTATTAATATTTTTAGCAACTTTTTTTACACTTTTAATTGCTTTGTGTCTAAACTCTGCTGTGTTTAGAGATTCTGATTTTATATTAAAATAACTCCAGAAATTAAATTTTTTCTTAATTTTTCTATCCAAAGTATCATAAATTATTACTTCACCTGGAGCGACTTTTTGAATGTTCTTATAGGGAGTTGTATTACCAAACCATTGAGGATTTCTATGAAATTCTTTATTAGCATTAGGTCTAAGTTCTTTATGTAAAAAACTTTTTAAACTTGTACTAAATTCAAATTTTCTTCCTTCCATACGATACCATAAAGGTTTTGTTCCAAAATGATCTCGCATTAGTACTAGTTCATTAGTATTGGGCTTATACCACGCAATAGAACCATGCCAATCACACGCCTCTAAAAGCTTATGCCCATAAGTATCAATCCCTTCCGCTAGCCATTTTGTATCATTCTGTATATCAGCATCATACATTTCGCCATTAAATAATACTATATTACCTTTTTTAGTACGATAAGGTTGATACTGTGTCTTTCCATTTATATCTAATAGAGCGTGTCCAAAAGCAAAGTCACTATTTTGCCAATATCTATTACCGTCGGGTCCGCGATGTTCTTGCTTTAAGAGCATCTCTTTTACCAGAGCATTCTCTGTAGTTCCAACAAATCCACACATTATATACTTTCTAACTTATCTATATCGTTTAAATACTTATACTCAGGGTCATCTCTATCAACTGCCGTCGTATCTGTACTATAAATTTTTATTATTTTATACTTGAACTCGCCTTCTTCTAAAGCTCTTGGTAACCATTCTTTTACTGTTTTTTCTGTAACATCAGCTTTTACTACTATTGTTATTTTATAATCTTGTGTTTTTTGTGTTCTTTCTCCGAACTTTACCATTCTTCCTCTCCATGATACGTGGGAGCATCTACTAATGCTTCTTCTGCTGCTTTTAATACTTTCTGTATCTTTTGTTTGCAGTATGCGCCATTGAATCCATCTATCCTAGGATCATGCATCACACCCTTCCATTGTTGTAATTGTTGTTCTATTGTGTTTACTCCACATTGTTCTATATAGGGCATGTGTCCTCCTTATTTTATTTCCCATTTCTCACAAGTTTCTTCTGATAGTACGAGTTTCGCTTCTGGGTCAACTCGACACCACCCTTCACTTAGTGAATTTGTTATTTCATGAATCATATAATAGTATTTGCACTCACCACAGGGGTTATCGGGCACAGGATTAGCTCTTCTTTTCTTCCACGACAAAGCAGGTAGCCTAGCCGAACTATCTTTATTAACCATTATCTAGTCATTATTATTACGAAAGCAAAAAACATTACGACTATAAAAAACCCTGCCGCTATTTCGGTTGGGCTCATTTTTTACTTTCCCAATGTTCTATTGCTTTCTTTATTGCACTTTCTGCCAAAACAGAACAATGCAGTTTTATAGGTGGTAAACTCAACGCTGCAGCGATTTCTTTATCTTTAATCTGACTAGCTTCGTCTAACGTTAGACCCTTTAACATGTCAATAAACATCGTTGATGATGCTATTGCAGAGCCACAGCCATAGGTTTTGAACTTGACATCTTTAATTGTTTCATCTTTAATTTTTAAATCAAGTTTCATTACATCTCCACATGCGGGAGCTCCAACCATTCCACTGGCTACGTCCGCGTCTTTTGGATTAAACCTTCCTACATTATATTTTAAGGGATTTTTTAGGACTCCCTCGAACCTATCTACTACTTCTTTACTGTATGCCATCTTTTCCTTATCTTAAATTAAGCCCCATATGTGAAACAAATCCCACAGGAGGTACGCTAAGCACAGATAGAATCCTTTCCTATAGAAATCAAACTTATTCCAGTCGGATTTCAATACATTAAGTCTTTTTTCACTTTCCATTGTTTTCTCTTATTCTTTCTCTGAGTTCTGTACTAGAAAAGGAGTGCTGTCTATTATTGTAATAGACCTCATGTAAACCCTTTCCAGTAAACTCTTTCTTCTTATATTCCTCTCCTATAATTCGGAGGTCAATAGGTATACTATTTAATAACTCCATAAGACTTGCTTCAGAATCATACGGAATGATTTTATCTATGTATTTTATTGACTCAAGTTGTGTCCATCTTTCAAATATGCTTTGAGTTGGCTTTGCTTTATCTTCCCTATCAATACTAGGGTCTGTTTGTAATCCTACTATCAATATGTCACATTGCTCTTTAGCTTCTCTTAGCATTAAAACATGTCCTGTGTGTAACAAATCAAATGCACCACAGGTAAATCCCGTCAATTTTATACTTTCCGCCATGTATCTTTTTCTTTCTTATCGCTATAATTATATATTTTCCAAGGAATGTCATTTCTATATAACACTCCTGCCCATGTAACCTCTGGAGGAGGGGGGCTTTTTTCGGTAAATGCAAACGGACAGTCCTTTAACCAAACGACTGCACATACGCCTTTCTTTACCTTTCTTAGTATCTTATGATACTTTATTTGTAGTGTATCGGTTTTTTCGTAAGTAAATACATAACCGCTACTATCTATAAAATTCTTTCCTCTGTGTTTTAAAACGCCTATTATATCATCTATCATATATCTTAGGGGGTATATACTTTTCATTGGCGTTTCTAACCTTCTTGCCCCTAAAGTTTCGCCAGACATATTTTTATCGTCTAGCACTTGGTCATCTATCCATAAGATGCCATCTATTTCTTCCACGTTATCTGTATGTATTACAAATACTGGAAACTGTATTCTGTCTGCTTCCATAATTCTTCTACTTCTAAAGAATTGCCTTCGCCTACTGCGAATTAATGTAAGATTGGAGCTATTCTTTCTAGCCATTCTTCTTGTGTATGTTCTTCATGAACCCACCGATAACTTGGGAAACCCCATGCATCGTCAGTTACTCCTATCCATCTATATCGTTCAAGTTCATGTCCTACTCCATATGTTTCTTTACCATGCTTAATAAGTTCATGTCCTTCTGTATACATTTCCATCATAGAATTACTACTTCTATACAGAGTAATTAAATCTTGACAATGATTTTCAAAGCAATGTGCATCTATAGCATGAGCACCACAAAACATAGACAGTCGTCTATCTACTACTGTACATTTATCAATAATAGGATATTGTATTTCTTCTTCCCATTCTTCTGTAAAAGGAGGAACTAATCTACAAACTCCTAAGAGTTTTTCTCCTTCCCAAAAACAATGAAAATGAGATATAACATCTCTATCATCAATAGGATTTATAATACGTTTATTTTGTACTACAAATTGTTCTACTCTTTGTTCTAATATTTTTCTATATTCTTCTTTAGATAGAGTTTCATAATGTTGAAAAGACTCTCTAATCCCTTCAGTCATACTTACTCTAAATGTCTTTTTCTCTACGAACCCTTCAAATTTCATCTACTATATTCCCAGCCAAAGTTTTTACTATATGATTTCCCTGTTGCTACTCTATGAACTGCTTCCATGGCTTTTATTTCCGCAGCTTTGAACTCTCCACATTTTTTACAATTATGACAGGGAACGTATCCTACTATTTCTCCTTCTTCTTTTAATGTGCCTTTAGGAGTTGCACACGTCCAGAGTAGCTTATAAGCCTCTGGGTCTGTTTGTTTTACAAACGCTAGTAATTCTGATTTAGACATGTATTCAAATGGATATCTTACTTCAGGCGTTTTTATTATCGCTTCTATACTAAATCCATGTCCATCTAAACTATCACTATAATGTTGAGAAATTATTCGTCTATATTCTTTAAACTGATTTCTCATTCTAATATCATCTTCAGCATTTCCTGATCCCATAAACCATTTCCAATTAAATCGTTTATTTCCCACTACTGTTGCCATCCAAGCTGCAAGTCCACTGATAACTATAGGTACTTCGTTTTCAGTTGCAATATTACCTGTGTTCCATACTACTAATGGAGCATCGTAAAGTTTACACAGTCTTTCTCCATATGTTAGCATAGCGTCTGCAGCTTCGCCCCATTGTGGGTCATACCAATTAACACAAAGTGGATGAATATCAGGGTCATTAATAGCATAAAGATATGCTGCGGTACTTTCTACTCCAGCACTTATCGGTACGTAAGTATTAATTTTATCAGGTAACGCCTCAATTGTTTTTCTATTATGTTCATGTGTATATTTATCAATTCTCATTTCTTTTTCCTTGAAGAATACATATAAATTCTAAAGGTGTCCCTTTCCATTTACGATCTGGAAATACTGCTGGGTTATGCACTTTATGGTGGCATCCTTTATGTACTAAAACTATGTCACCCTCTGTTACTTTTAATAATCTTTTAGCGCAGTAATCTCCATCTATAATCATTTCTCCACTACCTTTTGTAAATACATAGACTTCTTCTTGTTCTGCGTGTCTATGTCCTCTGGTTTCTTTACCAGCGTACAGTTTTGTACTACTTAACGTACTGTCCATAAGAAAAGTATTATCCTTAACTACATAGGTATCATTATCATAGACGGTTTTTCCGCCTACGTTTTTTATGTTATACTTCACACTAACCGTGCAAGAGCATATACACACACGGCTATTCCAAGTCCTAAAACTAAGAATACCCAGCCAATATGAAACCTATGGTTCATAATTTTTTCAAATTGTCTCATTAACTTTTCTATACTATAATTCATGATACCCACGCGTAAATTGCTACATATGTTAGCATATGCACTAATTGATCTATTCCTGTGATAGCACGTCTATATCTATCTGATAAGCCCTTACGTTTATATAAGTACTTTGTCTTTACATAATCTTCATGATAATGTACAAAACCATCAAATAACATACAGGCAAAAACTACACTTAGGGATAGAAACGGTACTAATGCTATAAAGCAAAATACCATGTGCATTCCTAAATGTGCTAAACTTCCTTTAGACCCATAAATGTGTTTGTTAGTAGGCTCATATGCTGGATTAAATATATAATCAGCAAGATAGTGCTTTACTAGCAAGGTAACTAATATTAATTCCATTATGTATCATCCATAATCTCTTGTCCTACGGACCTTCTTTTAATATCATTGTGATTAAACTCTGCCCAGTATAATTCAAAAGCAACACCGTCTGTTACTCCTTCAAACTGATGCATACAACCTGGCTTAACTTGTGTAAAGTCACCTGGAAGTAGTAATGTTTCATCTACTAAGTCATAATCATTTTGCCAAACTCGAACTATCATTTTACCACTCTCTACAAAAAAGCCGTTCCATTTAAATTCGTGTTCATGTTCTGAGCATTTATATCCCGCTTTATACTCTATACGGTGGAACTCAAGAACTCCATTTGCATGGATTAGTTCTGTTTGTCCCCATATTTTACCTGCTTTCATCTCTTTCTCTTCTATCGACCCACATTGGTGGTTTTAATTTCTCATTAGTTGTTGTTCTTAGCCATGCGTATGTCTCAGCTTCATCTTTAGTCATAAAGCTGCCTTCGTCTTTATTATTTATTTTACAATACCAAATTATAAAACCATTGCTAGTTAGTTTTCTATGTACTGTAATACGTGTCCCACTTGCCCATGCTGTAGTCATCACCAACCTCAAAGTCACATCCAACCGGGGCTCCGTCTATAGAGCACCCTCTTTCTTTTTGGATAAATTGTTTTAATTTCGCACTATAATGTTCTATTTCTTCTTCTGGTACTTCCGCAAGTATGGAGTCATGCACTAATGCAAATATCCTCGCTTTCATACTCGTTTCGTTTATGTACTTCTGCATGTCTATCGCGCCCATTAAGTTTATATCAGAGGCGGCTGATTGTACCAGAAAGTTAATTCCACTTCTCACTTCATGAGAAGCTATGCCCTTATTTTTGGACTGGGCGTTAGGAAGTCTTCGCTTCCTACCAAATATGCTATATATAAACCCATTCATTTTAATATAGCTTTCTTGTATTTCTAACCACTTCTTCAAATTTTTAAATGAGTGAAAATAGTTATCAATTACTCTGGAAGCCTCATTGACTGTGAACTCTTTGCCACTATCTTTTGAGACTTGCCATGAAATCTTTTGTGCTCCTGCTCCGTACATTATTCCGAATGTAACCGCTTTTGCTTGTTGTCTACGATCTTTATAGAGAGTATCAACTTCTTCTACCGCACATGGTAGATTAAATACTTGTTTTGCAATAGTGGAATGAAAATTACCTCCACTTCTAAATACTCTCTTCAGAGCTTCGTCTTTCGCTAAAACCGCGGCAACATACACCTCTGCCGTAGTCAAGTCCATCGCAACAATCTTATGTCCTTCACTTGCTTTTATGCATCCTTTGACTGTGGGATTATCCCGAGGCAATTGTTGCATATTCAATTTTCCACTTGAACTCAATCTGCCAGAAGTAGTGCCGTGTAAGTTGAATCCTGTTCTTAGCCGACTGTCCATGTCTAAATTAGGTATAATTTTATCTAAGTATGTATTCTTTATTTTTACTTTCTGCCTGATTTCAAGAATCAGCTTCGGAACTTCGTGCTCTTGGGCAAGAGTCCCTAGAACTTCGGCATCTGTGGAATCAGCCCCAGTACCCGTCTTTTTACCCGTTGGGGTTAGACCTATAAAGTCAAACATAAGTTCTCGAAGTTGTACTGTAGAGTTCGGGTTAAATGAACTTCCTTTAAACTTTTCATACTGTTCAATTTCAGGATACTCATATAATTGATCTATGGCTTTTTGAATATCAATAGCCATGATTGCTGATGCTCTACCTAATCTGTCCCTATCAAATGGAACTCCATTACTTTCTACTTGCTTTAAGAAATTACAACCTTCAAGTAATATATTTTCGTATACCCACTTAAGTTTGTTATTCTTCTCTATCGCAGCTCTCATCTTTTCATATAATAAAAACGTAACTACAGCGTCCATTGCCGCATAATTTTTCATTATATCAAAAGGTATCAAGTCATAACTAAAGTCTGCCTTTAATACACCGTGAGCTTTTCTATATTGTTCTGACCAATCTGATAGTGGCTTTTCATAATCGCCATAAGGAGTATGATTCATAGCCAGTTGTTTCAATCCATGTGTGCCTGGGTTTTCATCAAACATATAATGCATAAGCATGGTATCCTCAAACTTTGGAAAAACAAATCCAAAGTGATATTCAAACCATTGTAAATCAAATTTAGCATTATGAAAGACTACTGTTTTTAATCTAAACAGTTCTTGCATTTTGCTTTCTACATCTACGTCTATAACATCAGAGTCACAATATATACCGTGATCAGGTTCGTAAGACATACTGAAACCAAGCATGTAACCATCTCTAGCATAGAGAGCACTGGTCTCCGAGTCAAGGGCAATGTATGGTCTTGGAGCATCAATTGCATCCTGTAGGTACTTAAGTATTGTTTCTTTGTCTTGTATACCATAACATTTTTCCTCGTCTAGTTTTTCTATTTTCAGTTCACCACTTATATACTTAGTGATACTTTCTACTGCTTCTTCAAATGATTTCTTAGCTTCAGGTCTGAATTTAATAACCGCAGGATTCATTAATGCTAAAAATTTCTCATCAATAATCTTGCCATTATATTCTGTAACTGAACTTTTCTTTGTGAAGTATTTGAACGCTTCTGCTCCCACTAATATCAACCAATCATACTCATCTGCATTTATCTTTATATCGACATCTTTTTTTAATACTTTTTGAATCTTACTATTACTGCATAATGCGTAACGGTCAAACTCAAAATCAAAGTATCTATTAAAGCTCGTTGCTGATGGTTTAGTTTCTACTAGTGCTATGTTCATATCGCGTCCTTTTGTAATTCGTTATAATAATTAAAGACCTCTTTATTCGCTGTGTCATTAACTATTTTTCTTATGGCTTTTCCTAACTCTGCGTCATTAGGAAAGTCTGTTGTTAATTGTTTTAATTCTTCAATCCCTAGAGATTGGTGTTCTTTATTTCGTACTCTCATCCGTATAATCTCTCTTTTAATCTCCGTATTTGGTCATGTACTAGATTCCCTGGGTCTTCTCCCTCTGGTAGATTTACAATCTGTACTGAAAGCTCTAGTTGTTCTGCTACTCCCTTTATAACTTCTGCTGCTCTCCTTCCTGCTTCATCTCCGTCAAAGATAATATCTATTCCGTTTACCCCTTGTAATTTGAGTAAAGATAACTTTACCCAGTCCATTTGTTGTGTACCAAAACAGCACACAGTATTCTTTAATCCTTTGTCCCAAAGATTCAGAGCATCAAATATGCCTTCAACCAATATAACTCTATTCTGTATTGGCTTAACCTTTGCAGGACAAAATGGGAGTTTAACTCCCTGTGGGTAGATATAGTATTTTTCTTCACTCATACCTGTTATTAATCTACCAATTAATGCGACTGTCTTGCCTGTCAAATCACGGACTGGGAAGACGATGCGTCCTTCAAACTTGGGAGCATTCCATGTGAATGCTTGCCATATTCTCAAAGTTTCTTCAGATATGTTTCTGAAGCCACCACCTGCCCAGTCTATACGGTCTTTCGGGAGGGAAATACCAACTGTTTGTGCTCGTGTTGCCGCAATTTTTTCTTTAATTCTATGTATTCTTACTTCTAATGGGCTTGCTGGAGCTCCATAATAAGTAAATAGGTTTCCTTTAAAACCACAGGAAAAGCAATGCATGATACCTGTTACTTTATCTACTCTCAAACTAGGATTGCTATCGTCATGCTCAGGATTAAGACAACTGATAAGTGCGTCCTGCCCCTTAAGCTGGTAATCTATGCCTTTCTCTGTTAGTAGTTCTTCTGCTATCATTGTCCCTTTATTATATCAAATTTTAAACGCGTTGTCAAGAACTATTTTCCTATCCTATTGGCAGGTTATCTAGATCAAGTTGTTTTTGTCTACTTTCTTCTCTGAGTTTACCTAGTCTACTAGTATGTTTCCATTCCAATTGATCTCCTAAAGTTTCAAAATATGTCATATCTGTTCCGTCAGGATCTTTATCAAATTTATAATAACGTGACTTCCATACTAACTCTAGCATTTGAAATTGAATTGCTGTTGCTTTATCTCGAAAATCTGTGTCTCCCCAGAGATACCATAGTAACCAAGTTTCTGTGTCAAATGTACATACATTTACTTCCCAGTCATATACTACTGCATGCTCTTTTACCATATCAGCTAGACACCGTACTCTTTGAGACCCTGCGATAGGCCACCAATTCGGCATACAAAGTATCGGATTTTTCATACCATGTCTTATTAAACTTTCCATAAGCGGTTCATTTATTGGAACAGTAGCAATGTTTTCTTTTACTTTTGGTTGGTCTAAAATCCAAGCAACAGTTTTAAACTGCCAACTATGTGGAGGTAGGGGTACTAAGTGTGCAGTTTCTCTGCTTATTCTATCAGCCGCCACGATTAAACCACCTTTCATATTCTTTCGTTTTCATACTATCTTGAGATTCTTCCCATCTTTCAAATTTCTGAAGGTGTCCGTTCCAAAACCAACCCTCATAAACTTTACTTCGTTTTACTACTCTTTTAGCATCTTCTAGGTCATCTGATTCATCATGTTCTGTTGTAGTCCAAATTGGCTCTAACTGGTCTTGCATTTTTTGAGATTCGCTTTGGAACTCATTTTCTGATATAAAACCTTCAGGTACACCCCCACAGCTTACTGCTTCGTTTTCATACTGTTTTTTAAAAGGTTTTCTAACCACACCACCGTCGGGCAGTTTAACAATTTTCCATACAACTTCTTCTTTCTCTGGGTCACCAAAGATTTTCTTTTCGTGCTGTTCCTGTTTCCAGTTTTTCATTCGTCGCTCCAGCCTGTCTTCGAATCTGTCTTTTTTAACTTTTGTCATCTCTAAGTTTCTCCACTTGTTCGTTAAGTATATCTATTTCTTCTTGATACATTGCCCACGCAGTAGCTCCTTTTGTAACCTGTTGCAGTTCTCTCGCTGTGTGTATAGCATCTTGTAAATTTTGTAATTGTGTTTCTAAGTCTAAATATTTGACTTCGTTCTCCATGTCACTCCTATCTTTGCGGTCATAGTCCTTCTTGGACTTATGAGCCCCACCTTTGTTTTTGTCATGCTTTGCTACCCAGTTTCTCACTTCGTGTGTCTAGGTAACTTAGCCTCTATAAAAAATTCGTGTTTTCTTTTGGTCGGATTATATTTTCTTATTCTAAGTTTTCTTTGTTCCGAAATCATACTCGCTGTTTTATATGCTGTATAACTATAAGTATGGCTATCCCTTGATTCCCCTTCTGGAATCAAATTTACTATTTGTTTCTTTCCTTTAGCCATTGGGTGTCCATTTCCATAATTTTGGATCGCCATATTTAAATGGTCTTGATATGTTTAACATAGGAGGTCTCTTACCTTTGCCAACCCATGTAAAATGATGTGCTACCATAATAGGAGTAGGGTTATTATACCATGCTACTATTTCTTTTTCTTCGTGTAATAAGTCTGGTTGACGTTCATGTTTACCTCTACAGTAATCTTCTATTTCTTTTTCAGTAAGTGCTACTAGATATTCTCTAACATTATTTATGTCTTTGCTTGATGCATAGACAAATGTATTCATTGATTTCTCAGCCACATTCATCCTCATATTGTTGTCGTCTTTCTACTATATTTGAAACTGCTTCTATTACTTCATCTAAGATCGTTTCTGCATCTCCATTTAACATAGCTTGTTGGTCATATTGACTACTGGTGATCTCTCGTTTCACTACTAGTAGTTTTGTTAATATTTTTATCATTTCCATTTCTTTTCTCTATTGGCGGCTCATAGGAGAATCGAACTCCTGACTCCGCCGTGACAGGGCGGTGTTATATACCACTTAACTAATGAGCCTTTATTAGTTTGGTGGAGCTGGTGAGATTCGAACTCACAACCTTCTACGTGCAAGGCAGATGCTCTCCCGTTGAGCTACAACCCCGATTACATATCATCTATTGATTCATTCTCTTTCATTGCATCCATGAGTGCATCTCTTTCATCTGGGTCTAGTGCAGAGTTTGGTCCGATTTTTAATGCGTCCCAATCCATTACACTTGTAAAACCAGAGGGGTCACCATTTCTCATCTTTACGCAAGTAAATTTAATTGCTGGTTCTTCTTTTCCCCAATGCTCTAATACATATGCAGCGTCTACTGCATCATATATTCCTCTTGCAAATCTTGCCTCTCCTTTAGGATTGGTTTGAAATGCACTTAAACACAAAACATTTACCTCTTGGGCTAACTGTTTTAACCCTTTGGATATTTCTATTTGCTCAGTCCAATCATATTGTCCAGAGCGACCGGGCACATTGTGGCGGCGAACTTGGTTAAGATAGTCGACTACGACTAATCCTAAATCTTGATGTTCTACTTTCTTCTGTCGTACCACCGCTATTATTTTAGCGAGAGTAAGTGCAGGATCATAAAACACGTCAATTTGGGCACCTTCTTTTAAAGAATTTCTTTGTAGTTCATAAGTGAACTTATCAAAATCTCTTTCTTTTTTGTAGGTCTCTAAAGGTACATCTCCACTTTCAAAACGGTTTGCCCACCACTCAGCTACTGCATCCCATTCAAAATCGACTAAATTCCTAGAATGAAGTCGTTTTAAAGGAACTCTAGTAGCCACGGAGGCTAATCTCTGTAGAATACTACGAGAATCCATTTCTATTGTAAAATATAATACGCTTCTGCCTCTATTATAGACGGCATCTGCTATATTACAACAAGTGAAAGATTTACCTTTACCACTTCCGCCTCCCACAATGACCAAGTCTTTGGGAGAGAAATTATTATCCTTGTCATAATCATTGTTAAGACCAAGGGGTAAATATTTTGCTAAATCTTCTTCAGAGTCAAATAACTCAACTGATTCCATACTCTCGTTATCAGTTGCAGTTTCTACTCTATCTTGAACATCTACTACTATTTTTTGCATAAAATCAATGTTCTCTGATGCATCTGCAATAGTAATATGTTCATCTATATACACCTCTAATTGTTCTAGTATCTCTGATTGTGTAAATTGGTCTTTAAGATACTCTAGTAACTTATACGCGGGTACGTCCGTATCTACGGATTCTATCGCATATATCTTTTCTTGTAGTTCACGGGAGCGAATCTCAGACTTGAGATCCTCAAATGATGGTAGCTCATGGTACTTATGAACGTGCTTATCCACAATCTTCCAGAGCTTTTGATATTCGCCTGTCGGAAGGTAGTGTTGTTTAAGATCGTTCCAAGTGTCAAAGTCGCCACCATCTACTATCTGCTTCAGTAATGCACTTTCTATTGCCATTATCTCTCCCAAGAATCAGACGGGTTGGAATTACGCGTGAAGCGACCAACCCGACTGAGTACAATGAAAAGTTATTTACTGAACTCTTTCTTTTCTAGCGCTTCCGTCATAATCAGCACATACTAAGCCACGTCTTGTAAGCATAGTTTTAACGCCTCGAACTGTTTTGCCGATTTCATCAGCAATTTCTTCCACAGTTAAGTCGTCAATTTCTACACCTGCTAATGGGTCTGCTTTACCAGATCCTTTAGTTTCTTTTTGCTTAGGTATTGCATTGATTGAGCCTGCTCTAAGTAGTGATAGTGCTTTTCCTCTGATAGAATTTACGCTTCTGTCTAATGCAGCTGCGATTTCTTCGATGAATGCATTGTCATTTACCATTCCGATAAATATGCCTTCTTCGTCATCAGAATAAGTTTTTACACTTTCAACCTTAGGAGCTGGTTTTACATGCTCGGTAAGTTGCATAGAAAGGATTTTTCCTTGTATAGACTTTGCAGAGAAGTGTCCACCTTCGAAGGTAGATCCAATTTCTGCATAAGTGTAACCGCCAGAGTTGTCGGTTACGAAGTTTCTCAATGTTGCTTCTTGTTCGTCTGTAAAAGACTTTGTGTTTGAGCTAGAAGCGAGCTCGACGTCAAATCCCATTTTTCTAAGTTTACTGGATACTGAGCGTACTGAAGTTTCTAATTCTTCAGCGGCGTCAGCAACAGTAGCTTGAGAAACTGGGCTTTCGTCACCAACAAAACTTGTAAGTTGTTGGGTTCTTTCATCTGTCCATTTTGGTAATGCCATTTCTAATTTCCTCTAAATTAATGTTGTTAAATTGTTTATAATTGTGACTCCTCGTTCCCGAGCAGTCTTTGTTTTGGCTGACTCAATTCCGCTTTCATTTATTAAATGAGTACAGTCTTTAGTCAGGCTAGGTTTTACGGCGAAGCCGTGTTCTTCCAGAACTATTTGAGCCTCTGCTTTTGAGCGAAAACTCTTGAGTTTGCCACTTATACAAACAATTCCAACAATTTCTCGTTGTACTACTTTCTTAGATTTGAAACTAAAAGGTAGCTTGGTTATATAATCATTCGGATAAAATTCCGAATCTAGCCAATTCAATAAATTGGAAGTAGCCTTTGGTCCGATACCCGCTTCGGTACAACTTGCTTCGGATATCTGCTCAACATGCGATATGTGTTTGCTTAATTTTTGAGAAGCTGACCGACCAAATAGGGGAATTGAGAACGCTGGTATCAGGGTTTGTAAGTCTACTTTAGCAGATTTCTGTATCTCATTGTACAGTTTATCTGCGAGTTTTTCTGAACCTAGCCTGTCCTGTATTTCCGCTGCTGATAGCTCGTAAAGTTCTGGATAGTCAAAAAGATCTAGTTTAGCAATAGTTGCTGTTCCTAGACCTTTTATTTTAAGAGTAGAAGCGAAGTGCTTTAACTTCTTGTCCCATTGTGCTGTGCAGTTTGGGTTTCTACAAAATAGTAAATCGTTCACTTCCTCTAAAGGATTGTCGCAATTAGGACAATGTGTCGGAATTTTTATTTGTTTCATCTTTTGCTTCTATTTCCAATTTATATAGATATTATACTAAAAATATAACCTCTTGTCAAGAAATATTTTTTGAAAAGTGACATTTTTTAAGGCTCATTTTTCTCTTCGTCTTCATAAACAAACTCATCTGGTTTGTAAGTAAGCCTAATTTTCACTTCATAGTATTTTGCTTTTATCTTTCTAAGCAAACGTTTTATCATAGCCATTTGTCTTTAATATCTCCTAGTATAACTTCCGTCATACGCTTGTGACCACTCTCTAATGGGTGGTCTTTTTTTCCTGTTGGTAAAGAATCTTTTTTACAAATTTCTAAAAAGCCATCACGCTTTAGAAAGGGTAATTCTTTTAGTACTTCTTTCTTATCCATTTCATAAGAAGGCCAAGCAAAATTTGCTTCTTCATAATACTTCTCGTCTAAGAGATGTAAAAGTGGTTTATAATGTTGAGAAGAAAAAGTATAAAATAAGTAAGGGATGTTATGGGCTTTAAAAAAGTACTTAGTAGCTAACATATAACTTATTGTCCATTTCAAACAAAACATAGCACTTCTAGTTTTTATATAACCATTTAGATGATGGTCAATATCCTCATCAAGGTCTTTATCTTTTAGAATATAAGAATCATTAGTTGGTAAATATTCAGCGTTTAATTCGTACTTCCTCCAAGTAGCATTTTTCCACTTGGTTTCTGTCATAAACTCTAGTCTATTAATCCCTGTCCACATTATAATAGCAAAATCTACTTTTGCAGTTTTACTTGATCTACTTATTAGACTTCCTTTCCTATCATTCTTTTGTATTTCTTTCCGACTTCTTAGTATATAGTTTTGTGTAGTTCTT